TATCAGAAGCGCTAATATGTTTTTGCAAAGAAGCTTGTCTAACACTATTAAAGATTTCGGAAGTATTCAAACAAATAACTTTTTTTGAATTAACTTGTTTTGTGCGTTTTAATCGATACGCTTCAAAATCTTCATCTTTTCTAAAGGCAGTCATTCTTTCTGAAGCTTTTCGAGAATTATCTGGATTCTTAAGAAAAGTTTCTCGAGCCCTTTTGTTAGCTTCTTTTGCTAATTCGGGATTGTTTTCCCTCCAGTCTTTTAGTCTCTTAATTCGCGCATTTTTTTCTTCTTCTGTAACGCCAGCTTTGCATTTTTTCTGATATTCTGGATCACTATTTCTTTTTTTCATGCGAAGAGATGCAGCTTCATATTGCTCTGGTGTTTGCCAATTGTGAGCAAGCATATTTTCAACAAAACCCTCTTGTTGTCGTAAATAAGTTATGGTTTTACGAGCTTTTTCAAAATTTTCGGGTTTTGAAATCCAAGTCTGATGAGCTTTTGCTCTTACTGATGGATCTATTATTGAATCTCCACCCAGTGTCGCATTATAACCATTATCTTTACTGTTAAATTTTTGAATATACTCTTGCTCTTTTAATTTTGCTTCTTCTAAAGTTTCAACCTGTTCTAAAATCTCATGCGTAAAATTATCCCAGCCATATTTCACAATTGCAGGTCCAAATTTAGGGTGGCTAAATTCTCCTTTTGTATCTTTTGTTGTATAACGACCACCATTTGGACCAGATCGTTTTTCTAATGTTTCGCTTGTAATTCCTATGTAGCTCTTATCATTAATTTTGTTGGTATGTTTATATATTAACCACAATCATAAATCACCAACCTCTTTAAAATTTATTCTTAGCTATCACTGTCTCAGCTCGCCAACACAATGGAGAACGTTGACATGATATTTCTTTTACACCCTTCTTCTCCCAGAATTGCGAGTAAAACTCACCGTCATCAAGAATTCCGGTAACTTCCTGTCCGGTAATAAATTGCATAAAAGCAAAAGGATCAGCTATCAAAAACTGATAGTTACCGTTTACAACAATTCTACCAAGGCAAGCAAGTTCAATCTTTCTAATAATCATATCTCTGATTTTTTCTTTGGTATATTTATCATTAAAAAGATTATCATCTAAAATTAATGACTTCAACCAATAATTGTCAGAATTAATTATGAATTTTTTTAAATCCTCTTCATCCATACCTTCTCCCATTAAAAAGAGTAAGGCATATTCTTTATTGTCATATGTTACACCTTGTAAATATTCAATAGTATCTTGACAAATATTTTTAATATCCTCATCATTTAACTTCAAAGTTTGTAAATACTGATAATTCATTGTGCTGCATTCTTTGTCGTATTTAGGAGTATATTTAGTAATTCTCCATTCAATACCATTCTTTATACAATTATCTTCAAAGCTTTCTTGAGACTCCCAAGAATCCCACATTTTAGCCATACTTTCAGTTAAAATTACATCAACTTCTCTTAAATCTATTGTCTTACCATAAATGTCAGTAATTAAGTACTTTTCTTCCTCTGGTTTAATGCCTTCTAATTCGTCTCTACACCATTCTACAAAATCAAAAATACTTACAAGTCCTTTAGTAAAAGCATATCTTAATACGAACTGACAAGGAGTATAATCTTCTCCAAGATCTTTCCCCCATTGCTCTGCCATTGATGGAGATACTATTCCACATCCATCGAACCTATTAAACTCTGTATCAATAATTCTTTCTTCGAGAATATCATCTTGTTCCCAGTCTGTTTCTATGGCATAGTCCAAAGTAACATCCTGATGTGAATTATAGTCCGGTACTATGCAATATCTAGGTTTTGTAACAGGTCTACTTGCTGAGGAATAAAGTCCAAAATATGCATTATATTTAGTAGCGGCCAACGGGTGAGATAAGTCTCTTCCGTTATCCAGTTTCTTTCTAACTTCGTCTTTTATGTCTTCGGTTACAAATGCTATTGTAGATACTCGAGCTTGAGAAGCAGAACAAGAAATTCTCTTGTATTTGCGTCCCATAAATTTGAAACCCTTTTTAAAAATTCTCTCATAATCTTTTACATCTTCCATTACGACTGTAATATACTCCGGTATATACATCATATCGTAAATTTTGTTTTGTAATTCTTTTATTCTTCTTCTTTTTTTCTGTGTATTATTTTTACTTTTTTTAAGTCTATCTCTTTCTAAATACCACTCTTCAAGTAATTCTTTGTCTATATCGTGATTAGTAATATCTCTTATAGTTTTTAACATTTGTGAGTCGGATAATGAAATGATCAAACCGGCTTTTAAACAATCTTCAAATGTTATTGGTCTTTTTTGTTTGTTTGCTTTTGTTATATCTGTTATTTCTGATAGATTATATTTATATTCTTTTAGTAGGCTACTTGTAAGTTTAACAGTATAAAATAATCTATTTACGCTCATTAATAAATCCTCGCTTTATAACTTAAATTCTAAATTAAATTTTAAAATTTCTCCAACCTGCTTTAAATTATTAACTACGTAAAAATTATCTGGTATTTGATCATTATAAGAGCCGAAAGCGTTATTATAACAAGTATTGTTCCCATTAGTAATTAATATTTTAATCTTTGCGTTACTCTCAAGGAGATTGATAATATTGTCATCAATTAATATATTATTAGACATATCAATATTACCTTTTGAATTTTCCAATTCTACTCCAATAAAATCGAAATGTTCAAAGTCTACATTAAATTTAGATAGCTCTTCTTTTAAAAAGTCGCGTTTTAATTCTAAATTAAGTTGAGTTCCTTTTGTGACAAAACAATGTTGATATTTTGATAACAACTTCTTTGTAATAATCTGTATAAAGTCGTCACGAAGTCTAATATTATTCCAGAAATCGTCGCATTCAAAAAATATCTATTAGTTGCTCTGGTTTGAGTTCGCTATAAATTGATTTCATATTCCAATCTTTAGCATCTTTAATTGTTTTATTTGGAAGATTATGTGGTTCGTTATATTTTTTATTAATTATATCAATGGAAGTTTCTAATGAGTTAAGAATTACATCATCAACATCCCAGTAAACTGTTTGTTTTTGCTTAAATAACATTTTTATTCATAAAGATCCTTTCTTTTTTATGTTTAAATAGCAGTATTTGATAACTTTACTGCTTTTTTATAATAACATATTTGCTGCGCGTTGTCAATAAGGTCGTTTTGTTTTTTGTGAAAATTTTCTGTGCAATTTTATAAAAATACAATATTTTGTATGTTATAATTGTAACATACTATATATAGTTTCTATAAAGTATCTATTTGATAATAATCATTTTTCCATTCGCTGGATAAGCTATATTCATTGGATGTTTTTTCAACGGTAGAGTTAGGTTTTAATTTACCTTTCTTTACCCTAATCATTTTGAGTTCAACGAGTTGATTAATATATTTAGACAGAGTATTACGAGAAAACTTTGTATGTTTACAAATAGTACTTAAACTTTCATACATTGATAAAGTGATATAAGGATTTTTTTCTTTCTTTACTTTAGCTTGAGCTTTAGTGTAAAGGATTATCTTATACTTGAAATAAGTGTAAAGATTGAA